TGACAAGATAGAGAGATTTGTCGGCCGGGGCACGCTGCGCGTAGCAAACGATTGAAAAGATTGATGAGTTTGCGCCCGTCCGCTGTAGTTACTAGGTTTTGATCGTCGTCCCATAGGTCCTCCTTGGTGTCACCTAGCATAGTGAATAACAAGTAGAGGCACTATGCTAAGTTTTTGGAGCTGTTCCGGCTCTCAGCGACGCCCGCGAAGGCGCGGTCGAGTGCGCTTCGATCCGGGCTAAAGGGGGGGCCTCACCAGGAGTTCACCCCCTACGCCGGCCCCCTATCGGGTAAGGGGCCGGCTCCGGGAGTTCACTTTTCCGGCTTTACCGTGGAAGAAGTAGTAGGAAGTGGGGCGGCGGAGCCGCCCCGCTTATTTTCGATCTCTATTTCTAGCTGTTCCCGCAGCTTAGAGAGGTTGCGCTGCTTGATTTGGTTCTGAATTTCCGTAGCGCGTTTCTTGAGCTCTTTTATTGATGGCATCCCATCGTTCTCGTGCGGAGAGAAGGGTTCGAAGTCGTCGTCGATATTGAAGTCGTCGGCCTCCTCCTCCGTTTCTTTCAGCTCATCAAGAGCTTCGATTTTTGCCGCAAGGACTTGCTGGCGGATTTGTTCTGCCAGGGTAGGCGCCCGACGATAACCCAGCGGTGGTTGCATCGGGGTCGGATCAAGAATTTCTTCTCCTCGAGAGTTGTGGCGCTGTTTCGCGAACTTCATAGTTTGGGGCTCGTAAGGCGTCGATGTCTTTGTCTTAGCCATGTTGTCCTCAGTAGATGAATGACTTACCGACAGCCGCCACGAGGCGTCGGGCTTGAATACGATGCTTCGCCATTACGTAGAGCACATCATTGGAGGAGGAGGCGAAGGTTCGTTCTGTGGGTACACATTTTACGAAGTCCGCGTTAAGCGCGGGGTCTGAGGCGAAGATACGGGCCATGTGCCAGAAGTTGAGCGTCGTATCCCTGAACTCGCCTGCGATAGAGCTTTCCTGTCGTCGATATTCGTCATAGCGATCCTGATAACCAAATACGCCGTTCGGCGTTGCGTGTGCGGCGTAGAGTTCTTTATTCAGTACTTCCTGTTGTCCAATGAACTGGAGTTCCTTTTGCCAAAAGTCTTCTTTGGTTCTGCGGTTCCAGTGTCGGAACAGTCCGTTGGCGTAGATGGTTTTGGGTCGGACGACCATGAGCGTGAGGACGTAGCCGTGTTCTTCAAAGAAGCGGCGAAAACGGTTAGAGCGCGTTGCAGAAATTCCATGCCCGCGCATTTCTCCGACAGGGTCCGATCCTTCAGCTGTTTGGAGAACTTCAGAAAATTGGATAACTCCTTTACCACCGCCGAGATATTCGGGTCGCTGTAGGCGTGCGTCGCTGGACTTAACTCCAAGGTAGGCGAGATATTCTGTGTATCGTGATCCATAACGAGCTCGTGCCTCCTCATAACGTTGTAGCGCGAGAGCCTCACGCAAGGCTGTAACTGTGATTGCAGAAGCGTCCGTAAGATCAGCGTAAATGTTTGGCAGGTTAGGGGACGCGCCTGCATTGGCGTCAATGTAGATCGAGTGAGTGCCGGAATTGTAACTGTCGGCATAGGTTACGCCCGTACCGCCAACGTCCTTGACTGTGACGTCCGCCGTGTTGACAGCCGCCGCGTTGCCGAGGCCGATGCCAAAGACTGGCGCCTCAGTACCAAGTGGAACTGTGATCGCTGGACCCTTCTGTTCCCATGGACGAGCGGTTGTGAAGTAGTCCTTTTCCCACATGCCTGTTTGGAGCGTGGTGTTCGTGGTGGTGTCGGGGCCTGAGGTGATGTCAACGGTGAGTTTCGAGACCAGGTCCTGATCCCGGTACCATTCGTTGTAAATGAGCGCGTAAGCTCGGAAGGGGAGGGCTGATACTTCAAGTGATGCGACACCCGTAGGACAGCCAAGATAATCGGCCAGAGAACCAATTGCGAAGCCGCCACCTCCTGCAGTGATTGTAGGAAATACTGAAGCGTCAAGTCCATCTGGACCTCCTGTGATGAAGTTTTCCCAGTCCTCCCAAATGATACGATGGGGGACGAACCAATGGTGAATAGACACGTTTACTGGATGCATCACCGGTGAGAGCAGAGGCGCTGCGCGAACGAGCGCAGATGTCGCCTGCTGGATACTGTCGCCTGCAAGGACCTCAGAGATACCAATTGGAACAAGTTCCCCCATGTCGCAGGAAAGTAGTTTGGTATTGGATAGTGAGAATTTCGAGCGCTTCATAATGTTGTCCGTTGTTTTTTGATCCGATACTTCGTGAGCATGTTAAGCCGTTTCTGGGCATTGGCGTTTACCACCTCCTCCGCAAAAGACGACGAATTTTGGAACGCATTTTCGCGCAACGGTCGCAGCGCCTCCTTCGCGCGAAGTAAGACACCCTCGGGGCATCCAGGCTCTCGTCCGACATAAGTTCTGAGTTTGTTACGAAGATAACGCCCGAGGGGGAGTTTACGGGTACCGTGTTGCAGTGCGATTGGGACATCTTCCATATCCTTGGCGTGTTCAAGAAGCACCGACGCAACATCATGCATTAAATCAGCACCTAGTCCGGGCTTCAAGGACATTCGTTGGAATTCGGGTACAAGTTGTGGAGGAAGTGGAGATGCTTCTATTTTTTTGGTGACGTACCCGGCGATGTAAGCACAGGCGGCGGGTTCAAGACGTCCGAGCTGGACGGCTCCTTTTCCCCAAGCTTTTTTGACGCTATCGCAGACGGCACAACAGTATTGCTTTCGGAGATCTGTTTGACCTCGCACGCAGTTAGGAAAGCCGAAAGCAGCAAGATGATAGTGGGGGCGTAGTGTTTTCTCTCCATATTCTCCAACTCCGTAGTATCTGAATTTGTATCCCTGTTTACGGAGCCTCTTTATAAATAACATAAACTCGCGAGGCGATACGCTATTGTTTTTTGGATAGTGTTCCTCGTCATATGTAAGGGTAATAAACGAGTTATCTGAGTACTGGGTTGCTTCTAACTGTATCCGGTGCGTCCAGATACGACGTCGCCGGATGCGGCAAGGCTGGCACGTCCCACATGGATGCGCCAGCCCTTCCTTAACAAACGGTTTCTCGCAAAGGCTCACATTCTAATCCCAATGCGCCGGGGCCTCATAGTGCGTCGACGACGGCCATAGCTCCTTCTACGTCCTCGACTGCGGCGACGATACGCCATGTTTTATCTCCTATCGAAAGTGTGACTAGGTCCCCACCCGAAGCGGGAACCATATGCATTTACCAGTTCCCATTGCTGTTTGGAAGCGTTGAATATGTATTCGCCCTTGCCGTCCGCAGGTCGAGGCGGAGTGACGTCCATAAAGTTGGGTAGAATACGGTTTCTGATTGTCCAGCCGAGAGTACCATAAGGATCAGCTTCATAAGCCTCGGCTAATTGCGACGGTATAACTGCATCGTATCCACCGGTGGTGTTTTTTACCATTTGCACCGATGGGTTATCTCCCGGAACATAGGCTGGATTGCGAGGATCAGCCACGTCCTTTTTTGTTTTGATTTCAAACTCAGGCCCGTCGACTTTACCGAATTGTTTTAATACGTCTCCTTGTCCTCCGAAGGCTGTTACTCCATCCGACGGCATACCCGGGCTATTCGTGCGGCCAAGCGCGAGCTGACTTGCGAGGGTCGCTCTTTTAATGTCGTTATCGAGCTGCAGCCCTTCGAGCTGCGTAGCGACGATTGCGTTTTGGAAGCTACCGATTTTATCCAAAGCGGGCCGTGTAGCGTCCACGGCTCGGCCGATAGACTGTCCGCTCTGTGCCAATAGACTGAAGTCTGGCGAGGCTGAACCGATACTTTGAGGCGCATATGAATGGGTCTGCGCGCCGAGCGCAAATAACGGGTGAAGACCAGCTTTTTTTGCATCCGCTACCTTCCATTGAATGCCCTGTTGAGCGAAGTCGCGTTGTAGTTGTTCCTGACGTAGCGCGTTTTCTTGCGCGATACGGTTTTGTTCCTGGGCATTTTGAACGGATGCCTCGTATGCTTTTTTCTGTGCATTTGCGCCGATGAGATTACCGGCAATGCCTGCTACTGCGCCTAAGATTGGTCCAATCATATTAATGATCCCTTATCGGTTACAACTAAATTGACTGTAAGCGTTTGTGTGCCGCTTTTTTCCGCGTCCGATCCCACGTTTACCCGTAATTCGAAGTGCATGGAGAACGCTTGCTCTGATCTTTCTTCGTACACAGGGGAGAACGCGAAGCGGCTCGGTGTAACTGAGCCTCGCAGACAGTTGCTGAAACGGTCGTTTATGATGAGACTTGACATTAAGACGTGCTGCAGAGCGTCGGCCAAGTGTTGCGGGTCCAACGAAAGCCCGAGAGGGATGAAATCGTCGGAGGTCTTCGGTGCCCGAGGTGAGTTCATAGGTTGTGTCT